CCTTTTTTTCATCCCAGCAGTAGGAACCGAATTCATCAAACGTGTTTTCGCAGCTGGCATCGAACAGGATTCTACCAGCTAATAGCAGGCTACCAGTAAGGCGGATACCATCTAACACTGCATTATTGGCATCCGTCACAGCGAATTTACCGCGCCGCCGCAGCGTTTCCTTGAACGATGCTGCCGACGGGTCGACGATAACTCGCTCTATCTGGTACCCTTCCGCAAAGGCTTCCAGATCGTCGGCATATTCCTCATCCGTTTTCTGGCGCTTCTGTTTGCGTCCATCGTAGTAGTATTCTTTCAGCATCACAGCTTTGCCGTTTCGCAGTTGCCACAGCCCCATAGCCGTAGGGTTCAGTGTGCCGTAGTCGATGCTGATATAGTACACACCGCCGGAGTATTGTTCCGTGGCTATGTGCTTCGCTTTGTCGAACATCGGGTAAACTAGGCCGTCGGCTACGCACCATTCGCCTAGGATGTAGCGGCGATAGAACACGCCTGCATACATGGATTTGTACCGTTGGACGATTTCAGGTGCAAGGGCTGGGTTATCATCTAACAAAAAATGCAGATGCAGGGCGTTCTTTTCCCCAGCCTTTTTAATCCATTCCTGGTAAAACCAATGGGAAGGTGGGCCAGGATTGCAGTTGAACCACAACCGGGAACCAGCGATAGAACACCGGGCAAGCGCCTGCTCCACGAAAGAACGGGGTTGAAGCGCTACTTCATCCAGCAAAACCCCTGCCAGCGTTCGGCCCTGAATCAGCATGAACGAACCTTCATCTTTGCCACCGAACACCTCAAACACATTTTCGTGTTCACCGTCGTTGACTACCATAACTTTGTCCGTGCGTTTCCAGGTGACTTGATACTGACTTGTTACCCAATCCACCTGCATATACGGAATGATGATATTTTTAACGGCGCTGTCCACACTTTTCCCACAGATAGCGAACCGCTGACCGTCATAGCGGCGCATAGCATCATCGACAAATGCAATCGTCATTAGGGATGTTTTGCCCGAACGGATAGCTCCATCACAGATCAAGGCATTATATCCAGTAAACGGGAAAGCCAGGATTTTGCGCTGCTTTTCACTTAGCACAATCATCACCCGTTCTTTCCCGTTCCATGCGTTCTGCATCTTCCAACAACGAACGGGTAAGATCATCAACCTGTTTCTTCCGCTTACCGTAGCCCTTACCAACGGAAGCATACCGTTTTGCTAGGCTGTCACCAGCCTTTAGCCGGTCTGCTAGGGAAGCATCCAGTCCGAATTGATCTTTTACCCGCCCACGCATTACATCCGAATAGAATTGCATAACTTCCTCAATGCCTGCAATGCGTTCTTTATCCATATTTGCTTGCAAATGTTCCAAATAAGCGGAAACATTAGGATTCTTTAGCACCTCATTTGCAGTAACAGGGGCGCTTCTCTCTGAATATCCAGCTTCAATTGCCGCCCTAGTTTTATTCCCGTATTTCAGGAACAAATCAGCGAATTTCCGCTGTCTTAGCGTTAAACCAAACTCATCTCTCTTCAAGCGGAATCACCGCCGTAAATCTGGGCCAGTTTCTTCACAATATCGGCTAACTGGTAGCTTTCCATGATGGCGCTGTCCCGCATACGTCCAGCAGCATTTTTCTTCTTTTCAGTAAGCACGAACTTAGTCACCATCCTTCCCGTTTTTTCGGAATACGCCTGCATCTGGTTCAGTTTGATGAACCGCCCCTTTTGGCATAGGGCGGTTTGCAGCTTAGTTGCAACCTTTCTTAGATTCATCGTTATTCCTCCTGCACCCGTCTCTTCCGAGCTGTCAGGGCGGGTTTCCATCGCCCCAGCATCCGCAAATGCTAACCGCTATTCTGGTAGCAGGCCCCGGTAACTACCCGGATATAGGCTATTGCCAGCCCGCCATATTGCCCCACAGCGGTGTTGGTGCTGTACACACACGCAACAGCGTTCCACCGTGGGGAACCGCCGACTTAGTACATTCATCGGCTACTGTATACAGTGCAGTCGCTGGGCCTTGAACCCAGTTCACCAATCCGGTGACGCCCCTACTAGCCCTTCCGCATATATCCCCGTCTTTCCGGGGTGCCAGGTGTTTCAGGGGATTACACCACAATCCATCCGGCGGCAGGAGTAGGATTTGAACCTACGCAGGCTGTAGCCCATACCGCATTAGCAATGCGGCCTCTTTGACCAAACTTGAGTATCCCGCCGTATGCCTAACCGGAATCCAACCGGGGCCACCAGGTGAGTGATGGAGCTGCTTTTACAGGCTGCAGCTTACCGAAGGAGCATTCCCTATGGAAACAAAAAAGAGAACCGACAGAGCGGAAAGCCAGCTATTGGCTCCTGCACCGATAGCCAGCATATAGAAAGAACTCCCGGCGCAACTGCCACGTCGAAGACGCTTGTGACACACCCTTGCGTTATCCGGCGGCGTTCTTTCATATATCCCAACCCGCGCGGGTCGTGGCATCCCTACCGTGCCAGATAATAGGACGCTCGCCGCGCTTGGTTAGGTGCTGAAAAACAAAACACAAAATGCAGGAAAGAAGTCAAAGCTTCACCTGCCTTTCGTATTTTATTCTCCCTTTCGGGATGGTCCTGGGATTCGGAATTGAACCAAATCATACACACCAGCGCCCAGGATATGGAGGGCGGGGCAGGGGAAGAACCCCCGCCCCTATACCAAATAGGAGGGGTGGCTATTGCCGCCGCCACCCGGCGGAAGAAGCATGCGGAAGCCCGAAAGGACAAAGACTTCCTTGCTATTATTATACCATATTCTACCGTATCGTTCCACGAAAATCTGTGTTTTTGCTAATTCTTTGGACAATATGTCCATCTGTTAATCAGCATATTTGAAAATCACGCCGTCTATGAACGACTTATTTCTAATTCGTCTGTGCAAGCCGCTTGTGGATAGGTAATTTTCCCGCGCAGCAGCCCTTGCACTGGGATAGAATTTCAGCACCTTACCCCATTTGTCCGTCTTGGCCACAATTCGGCAATTTGGGTTTCTGCGCTCCTTGTTGAAGTCCGCCCTTGTTACAAACTCCAAATTATTTACCGCGCAATTTTGATAATTTCCGTCCTTGTGCCGCAGGATCATGCCCTCCCGCTTCCCACCGAGGAATACATCGCACACAACATCTTTTACTCGAATTGTTTTACCAGCAATTTGAATAGTGACGTTGCCGTTGTGCGACTGTTGGCGCATGATTCGTGGATTTTCAGCCCTTTCTCTGGAATGGTCCCAACGTTGTTTTATCCAGCTTCGGATTTCACCAAAATTAGAAACATCATACCACCCGCCAGTGCCGGGAATCGGCAGCCACACCTCTCTCAAACCTGCCCTCCAATTCTATCAAGCAGGGCCACAAGACCCCGCACTTCCAACGGATCAACGCCCGTTTCCTTCTTCAACTTATCCAGGCGATAGGTGATAGTGTGCCGGTGGCAAAACAACTCCCGCGCCACCTTGCTAATCATCATCCGGTTCTTTTCCAACGAAAGAAGAACCTTCTTATCGAAATCATCCATATTATCCCCTTGCTTTTTTTAGCTTCCAGAAATCATTGATAGCATCCCGGACCGGGTCCGTTTTACGTTGTGATCTAGCGTACTCCAGTATCTCCAAATCACGCTCATAATGCTCTTTGCACATCTGTCGCCCTGGTAGCGCTGGGCGTTCGCAGTAACGGCACTCCCCCACTGGTTTCCGTATATACCGTTCTCTGTGTTTTCTGTTGCGTCGCAACCTACATTCATTGCAGAACGCCTGCCCTTTGTAGGCCGGTTTGCCGCATGCTGTACATAGCCCTGCCGCTTTTCGCTGCGCGTACAAGGTTTTCATACTCTCCCTGTTGCGCTCTTCACGCTTTTTCTTTTCATCTTGGGATAGCTTGGCGTTGCAGGCGTTATTTGCCTCTACGCTGATAGATAAGCACTCCAGACATTTATACCGCCCAGGGGCGGCGCGTTCTTGCATACAGCGAACGCACAGCCCCCTAGCTTTTGCCCATTCGTAATTCTGCTTCTTGTACCGCAAATCACGTTGCCTGATTTCCTGCGCTGTCAGGGCCATTATTCAGCGCCCCCGGTTATCAGTTCGGAGTACGGGAGTGTTTCAATCCAGCGGCAGAACTCCCTCCACTCGGTGAGCTTATGATTGCGCCGAGCACGGTAAATGTTAGCTAGAACTTCATAGTTTAGCATATAGGTAGAACGCTGCATGTATCCTGATGGGAGCAAACACCTAATTGCTTGGAATATGTTCGGGTCCTTTGTCTCTAGGTATTCTTCGCGCATAGCGTTCATCGTATTCAAGACCCTCTCCCATGTATAACACATCTGGAAAAGTTCTTCGTACTCAGAGTGTTCCATGGTCCATTTTGAATTATACGCCTGTCTTTTCGTGATCCCGTATTTTTCTGTGAGCTTCTGGTAATGCAAACCAGAATGAACGTCAGAGTAGAACTCCATTCGTTTGCTCGCAGGAATCACACTCGCAGAGCTTTTCCACGAGATGTATCTTGAACGCAAACTTGACAGGTTCTTGTATAACCCGTGCCCTATGGCATGTTGCATGTTCTCGCGAGCTGTTACCCATTCCAGGTTTTCAACGGAATTGTCTCCTTTGTTCCCGTTTTTATGGTTTACCTGCATTTTGCTTCCGCCATCTCCAAGCCATGCAAAGGCAACAAGCCTGTGTAGCAGAATGGTTCCAGAACCTCGACCTGACTTCCTGATGTAGAAATACCCACCTTTATTTCGGAAGACGGAAACCTCCTTTTCCTCGAAATGTCTTGTTCTCCCATATGTATCCGTGTATTCAAACTTCTCCTTTACGACTCGCCCGTTTCTGTAGACGCGATATGTTCTTCCGTTTTCAATTTCGACTCGTTTGAAGTCGCTCGTCTCATACGGATAGGTCATTTTGTACACGGTCTTTTCGGGCTTCGACAGAACATCGTAAATCCGCTCATCGAATACACTGAAGTCCCTTATCGTAAATGGTCTGGATACGCCTTTGTGCATGAAGCTGCAGCTATTCCTGACGGTTCCAACTTTGTAGGTATCAAGTTCAGAAATCCAATACAGCGGCGCAGTAACATCCACATAGACCACGATCATCCGCATAAATTTGCGGTGGTCGGTGCCAGCTTTCACCAGGCGCATCATTAAGTCGTGGTCGTTTGGGCCGATTTCGTAGCAGCTTGCGATGATATGCCCATCTTCTTGGCGCAGGTATTTGCTATCCGACTTATCCCAGCTGTTATGAGGGTTTCTCATCCCCCGGATAGCGGCTTCCCAGCCCACTACCTCTGTGTGTTCAAACTTGATCATTGGTTCCCCTTTCCAACTTGTGCTTTTTTTGCACAGGTTACTCGTTGCATCCTCGCAATTTATCGCCGATCAAAAAGAAGACCGGCAACTTGTACGCATCTGCGGTGACGATCTCAACCTTGCACCCTATTGCTTCGCTCCACCCCTTGCACACGATAACAGCATCCGCATCGGCCATGACCTTCAGACTCTCGTCCCAAAACCACAACGGCTTTGCTTCGGCGGGAGCGTCCTGAAAGAAACTCTCCAGAACCTCCACATCGTCACCCCACTTGGCCTTAGCAGCCTTGATAGCTCGCTCCCGTTCTGCCAGGATTTCGGCGTCGGTTTTTCCACGCATGGGCTGAGAAATAAAGATTTTCATTTTCCAACCCCCCAAACACCGTTTAAGCACGGCTTTATGATGATTTCCTTATGCAAAGCTCCATCTTCCGCAACGGTATAAATCGGCTTATCAAGCTCCGTGGCCGCAGCGTACATAATCCTGCACTCCGGCGTATGTGCCCATCCAGGGCACAGGATCAACGCATCGGCATCAACCAACGTTTCGATTGATTTCCCAAGAAACCAAGAAGATTGTGCGCCATCAGGATGTTGCAAGAAAAGGCTATCCATAATTTTGACTTCCTTCCCCCATTCCTCTTCTGCGCCGCAAACGGCACGTAACCAATTCTTGATAACGTCCGAGCTTCCGGGATTTCCATACAATGGATAACCGACAAATACCTTCATCTTACATCATCCTTTCTGTTTTCATCATTCCAGGACAAAACAGCTAGGCCGTAGGTCGGCTCTGTTTCTCCCGTGTTCTGGCATTTCTCACATCTAACCCGGTACAACTCTACATCATCCTCAATTCTGTACATGTACTGTACAACGGGTTCTCTGCCGCATTTTCGGCAACGGTTAGGATTAGGAATCATTGCCGTACACATCCGCCGCAATCTCCCCTGCACAGGCCGCATACCCTGCCATACCAACCCAGTTGTCCTGGTGTTTCGGGTTCTCCTTTGCCCTGCCGACTTTTAACAGGATCATCATCTGCGCCACGTCAACCGGCGTTATATCGCGGCCAATGTCCAGGTACGCTGTCCACAAATCAGCGATAGCACCAAAGCTGTCTTCCGGCCTGCCGTGCGTATCCTGCCTATCCCGGCACACGCACTTTTCAGCGGCGTCCAGGATGGTTTTGCGGGTGGTGGGTTTTGCTTTCTGGTATTCCAACGCATCGACGCACCCATTCCAAGCCCCTTTTGCTTCCAAGTCGTTGCGCAAACTAAAAGGCCCCTCATGGTTGCATTTCATGCAACGGACAAAATACCGTGTTTCTTCGCCCTTGGTTACGGCAACAACTTGCAAACTCTTCCCACCGCACACAAGGCAGATTGTCCGCACCTGTTTCGGCGGCTTTTTCAGTTCCTCCGTCCGCTCATCTGGCAGGAATTTCTGCCCGCAGAAAAAGCAACGTTCCAAATAATAAGGCACATCTCCGCACGCGGGACAAACCGGGATTTTTTCATTCTGGTACCCCGAAATCCAGTCCAGCTTTCTGGCCGGTTGCCGTCCGTTCACCTTATCGTCATCCGCTGGCTGGTGCTTGCAATCACGGCACTGATTACCATTGGTGCATTTAAAATCGTTCCAGTGGCAGTCGAACAGGCTATCTAGTTCAATCATTCCTTATTCCCCATTTCCTGATACAGCCGGGACGGAGTAGCCGCCTCTTGGTCGACGTATTTCCCGACGTATTCATCGAGGATTACACCGCAGATTGTTTGGTAATAGATTTGGCAAATTTCCATGCCGGGATAAACCCTAACTGGTTCGGTGGCTACCATTTCCAGCGTCCACCGCCCACGGAATCCAACATCCCCAAACCCTGCTGTGACGTGGACACCCAGGCCCAGACGCCCCACGGACGAGCGCCCAACCAGCATGGGGACCAGGTTCCGGGTCTCAGTCCATTCCTCCGTAGACGCTATATAGACGCGCCCAGGTTTCAGAACGTAGCCCTCCTGTGGGATGATGATCTCCCGCGTGCGGTTGTCCCGTTTGGGGTCCAACACAGCCTCTGTGTACACCAGCATCCGGTCCAGCAAACGCAGGTTGTAGCTGTTGGGGCCAAGCTGTTGATCGTTGTAGGGGTGGATGATGATATCACCCGACGCCATGCGCTGTCGGATTTCGTTCCCGGACAGAATACCGTATTGGTTCAATTCATTCATTTGTTTTCCTCCTATGCGGGGCACAAGGCCCCGCGATTTTTAGATCTTGGATTAAATATCAAAGCCGAAACAAACGCCGTAGCTGCCGCTGGCGCCGTAGCAGTCGCTACTTCCGTCTCTTTCCACACAGCAAAAGCCCGTGGATTTGGACGCATGCGGGGACGCCAACCAATACGGGAACGGAACGCCGGTCAGCGTTTTAACCCGGTTTTCCTCTTTGAAGTAACGAGGAAGCGGTTCACACGTTTCTTCCTTTCCGTATTCGTTTTCTCCAAAAACCTCTTTCTCGCGCAACAACCGAAGTGGTTCGGTTATAATCCCCTGCAACTCGTCTGGCAACAAACGAAACAGTTTGCCAAGATATGCCTCCATCGTGCTCAACTGCTCTCCATTTTCTGCAGCCCAGTTCGCACTCATGCAATGGGCATCTTCGAGCAGGTTTTTTGTGAAAAACGTTGCGCTTCTGTGCCCTGCACGTTCGCACACCAGCGTGACTTTTTCGCCAGTTTTCAGCACAATGTCGATTTCATCGCCGACATTCAGCGGGTTGGAAGCGGCCTCTATATCGTCTTTCAGCTCTGCCCACGTCGTTTTAAGTGTACTGTTTTTCTTGATTTTGATCATTGGTTTTCCTCCTTTTTCGTGGGGTCACGGAAATGGTTCACACTCCCGCAAGCCTCATTTGTTGCACCCGTTGCATATCAGCCACAGGGCCAAGCATTTCTTTTTTTGCCTGCTGGTAGAAATTCTTGTCCACCTCAAAACCATAGGCGTTCCGCCCGATTTCAAAAGCGGCACGGAGGGTTGAAGCGCTGCCAGCGCACGGGTCGATCACCACGTCACCCGGATCAGTGAAAATCTCAATCAGCCGTCGTAAAACAGAAATCGGTTTCTGGGTTGGATGGATCTTCGGATACTCGCGGGATGAATCCCTCCGCCACTCGAACCAGTTGAATACCATGTGTCCGCCGTTGTTGAATTTTGGCAGTTTGTCCCGGTATAGAACCACAGCGAACTCCGTTGCTCCAACGATTTTCATGTTCGCCTTTAGCACCTGGGCAGAATAGTTTTTGCAAAAAAACAACGGGTAATTTTTCTTGAACCCATATCGCTTGCCGTACTCAATCACGGTTTGCATCTGTTCAAACGCACAGAAAACGATCATTGCAGGCGCTTTTCCGCGTTCTTTTGGCTCTTTAATCAGCAGCTTATTGCAAAAGTGCATGTATTCTGCGATTCTAAAATTTCCGTCCGTGTTGAAAAATGACGCCCTGGCTTTCTTGCTCTCTCCGTTCTTGTTATCACCACCCTGGTACCACATGGGATTGCTGGCATAGGCGTCCGCCCCGATGTTGTAGGGGATATCGGCAATCACCAGTTGCGCTTTCGGGATGTTGTAGCGCTTGTAGTTCTGGAAATTGTCGTGGTACAGTTCGCATTTCAGTTCCATTCAACCACCTCCACGCCGATCTCCCGGCGTTCCCAAAATTCATGCGACACCTTCCTGTACCAGCGGCGGTTATCATTCGGCAAAATCCACCCCTTCAGTGCATCGACGATCATCTTTCCCAGGACGGCGTGATTATCTACATCAAGCCCATCGTCCCAGTAGAAAATCACCTGCACGGGCGTTTTTACCAGGTCCTTCCGCACTCTAGCCCGTTTTAGAGCTATGATAGTCAGCAGGTGGATATCGTCAGCATCACGTTTCCGCTGGTGGTAGTTTTTCCCGGAATAGTAGGCGTTCAGGCTAAATCGTTTATTCCACGCCGTCACGCCCCGCTTGGTTTCCGGGTAGGGGATGGTAAAAAACGCCACCCGTCTAGCTTCGTTCACTGCGCCACCTCCCGGAATCTACGCAACGCATCCTGTCTCTGCCGTTCCCAATCAACCGGCGTAGGCGGGGTGTAGGCGGCAGGTTTCTTTTTCGTCCCGGCCTGCTGCATCAAGATTTCCCGCGTTTTTTCCATGTCGGCTTTGATATCCTCCACCGTCCGCACCCTGGGCGGCAATGCCGCCGGTTTTGGTTCTTCCGGCATCTGTGGCAGAGCGGCGGCAAATGTTTTTGCCAGCGCCTGCACGTCCTTGGGCAGGGCCTCGAAATCCCGCCTGCTCTGGGCCTTTGCTCGAAAACTGCGCTGCAGGTTGGATGCAACCACGGACTGCACGGTTGCCTCATCCATCCGCGCCCACTCTCGCAACTGTTGGGGCGCATGCACCACATCCTGGAGAATGGGCGGCAGTTTGGAAAATTCCTTTTCCGCGTTGTAGCTACTGTTCCGCAACGCCTTGGCGATATGTGTCCACGCTTCCTGCTCGGTCATCTCGTCCGGGTTGGAAATCTGCCGGACTTTGGCTTTCACAGCCCCGATGGGGGGCGGGAAAGAATCCGTCTTCGTGGAAATCAGGCCCTTCACAGCGGCAGCAACGACAGCATAATCATCGCCAGCAAACATCTCTGCCCACAGGGCAACTACGCTTTCGGCATCAGCCCGCTTCATATCGCGGTAGTAGCTGGGATAAGCTGCTTTCAACACAGACATGATAGCTAGGGTTTCAGTTCTATCCACTCAATCCACGCTCCTCGTTCAGCAATTCCAGGAATGGGTTTGACGTTTCAAACCCCGTTCCGCTCTTGGTAGGGGGCGTTTTACTGCCGCCCCGATCCTGTTCCTTGGACAACCACCGGTTGACAAATGCGTTGATGCCGCGTTTCGTTTTCCGTCTACTTGGGTTGGCATTCAACCAGCCAACCATACCCCGAAGCTGCTGTATCACGTCGACAGCAGGGTACAGGCCCGCCCATTCATGGCACTGCTCCTGGGAGATTGGGTAAAAGCTCCCATCATTCAGCGGCAGGGAGATAACCGGCGGGGAGACGGTTTCCGGCTCCGCGCTATCTTCTCCGTCTATGTCTATATCAACGTCAGTGTCTATGTCAGTGTCTATGTCAATGTCTATATCAAGGTTTTTTGGGTTTTGCTTTTTAAGGGTTGGGTTTTTTGGGTTTTTGTTTTCTGGTTTGCCTTTCTTTGGGCGTCCGCCACGCTTCCCATTTTCCCGTTGCTTTTCGATGTATTCATCGTGTGCGGCATCGTCTCGGTCGATTTGGGATCGAAGAACGACAAACGCAATTTTCTCTGCCCCTTTCAGGGGCGGGACTTCTTCGCCGTTGGCGTACTGCATGATAGCTAGAAATAGCCTACCGCGTTCGTCATCGTCAAGCTCTTTGGCCACGTCGATGAAGTCCCGGTAAATTTTGATATAAGGCAACATCTTGGTTGTTCCCCTCCCGGAACCGCCCTATCAGAAGGGCAGTTCACCATCATCTTCTGTCAGCTCATTGAACTGGTTTTCGGGATAACCCCCGCTCGGCTGGTTGCTCCCGCCGCCCTTCGGCCCACAGAAATGAGCCTGCGACACGATCAGCTCCGTAACCTGCCGATCGTTGCCATCCCGGTCGGTGTAGCCGCGAGTGTTCAACTCGCCCTCTACGACGATCTCCTGGCCCTTGCCGAAATACTTGCAGAGCATCTCGGCGGTACCCCGCCATGCAACGCAGTTCAGAAACAGTTTGGTTTCCGTTTCCTTGTATTTGCGGCTCCAAGCCACCCGGAACGACGCAACAGCAACACCGCTCTGAGTGTGCCGAAGTTCGGGTTGGGCCACCAAACGGCCCTGTAAGATCATGTGATTTACCATGGGTTATCCTTCTTTCTTTTTGGTTTTTAGGTGCCAGACCTTGCAGAGTGTTTTATCCAGGATGATACCATCCGGCAGGTGGTACCTCTCGAAAAACTCGCTGTCCGGCATGGTGTGGGCCAACTGGTGCATCTCCGGGGACAGAGGTAAAACCTCCATCCCCTCATGCACTATGTCCGTCCTATCTCGCCCTGCGCCCACGCGCTGGACATGATGTAGTTGGGCCGGTCGGCCCGTGATACAGCATGTTTTTGTCAGAAGGCAATGGTACAGGTAATCCCCGGTATCATCCACCATATCCAGCAAAGGGAACCTGGTAGGAATCTGCCAATCTAAGATGAACCGCACAAGAAAGCGTTGAAATCCGCACACCAGGGACATAGGGGCGTTGGATAGGGAAAACAGCGTTTCCCCCATAGAATGGGTATCCTCCATCAAGTATTTAAGTTTCATTCGCTCTTTGGTGGGGTCCTTGCCTTCCCCGGTGTAGTCGGCTATCTCACCGATTAACGCATAGCAGGCGCGGCGCTGCTTGTCGGAGAGTGGGCGGCTGTCTATTGGCTGCACTAAGCAGTTCTTAAATTCCCGCTTAACCATCGTTGTCCAATCGGGATATGGTGCCCGTATTAACAACTCCCCTGTCCGCTCATCATAGCCGGTGATCCGGCCTTTGACGATCTCAAGTGGTGGTTTCATGGGCTTTCAGCTTCCGCATGCACTCCGAGCAAATCTGTTGCCCGGTTTGTTTTTTTGTGGCCCTTGCGATTTGGTCCGGGGAGTACAGTTTGCCGTCCCCTAAAATGTCGGCAGTAATGTCACCGCCGCACATTTCGCATTTCGGGAGGGCTGTCTGTGGCGGCGTGTATTTAGTGGCGTCCGCCTGCCAATACACATCTGCCCCGATGCCCAAGGCTTTTGCTGCAACGCTGATAGCATCCGTAAGGGCCATCTTGAAGCACTCATCCGACGTGTAAAGGCCGTTCCGTTCCTTGGCAACAAACATTGAACCACCCACGCCGTAAACGGGTTCTGACCAAACATCATCGACCTTGTAGGAGAGTCGAATATCAACAAATGCGGCGATTTCACCGTTTGCGCCGTTCTGGAGTGCTTGGTTGGTGATTTCGTATTTCCACCCGATGCCGCACGGCCCGAATCGTTCTGTGAGGGCTTTGATACGCCACATGGGATTGATATCCGTTTTGCCTTTCAAACGCCCGGCATTGATAGAGCGTTTTGCGTTTTCTGGGACAGCACGGAAACTGTCGTACAGTTCCATGTTTTCCATCATTTCACCCCCAAACTGCGCCGCTCCACCAGCCGCACACCAGGCGGGTCCAGCGGGTGGTCTTCTTTCAGGTACCGCAACAGATTGGCCTTGTTGATCTCAGGCGATTTGTAGCGGACGAAATTGTCCTCCTGCCCATTCAAACAGGCCCAGTTGATAAGGGCATCCTCATCGTCAACCTCAACTGCCTTGCTGTTGCGGAAGGACACCACACAGCGGGGCGTCTGGAACTTCTGCCCATCCAGGGCCTCATCAAGCACAGCTTCCAGCCGCGCAACCTTGTTCTCAGCCACCCGGCGGCGCTCGGTGAGGGCCTGAGCCTCCGCTTTCAGGCCGCAAACATCGTCTTTCAAGTTCTTCACCAGGCAGGCGATATTCTCAATCTTCTGGTCCCGCTCCATTTGCAGGCCCATGAGTTCGTCCAGGTTGTTGATCTCCCCGGTCTCTGGGTCAGTGCCGTTGGCGATAGCCGTCAAAATTGCGGCGTCGATTTCATACAGGGTCATTAGTCAGTCCTCCTTCGCGGATATACCCTTTCAGGGCGTCCAGCCGTTCCATCAGGTAGCGGTACAGCACATACTCATGGTTGTTTTCTACCCAAGCGAAGAAATCATCAAAGTCGGCGGCTGCGAAAATCTTGATTTCATCCATCGTCACCGGAATGTTGATTTCCATAGGAAACAGGGCGCTTCCGTTTTCCATTTGACAAATCCCGTCCTTTCTGGTACTATATCCATAGTTTTTTCTTTCCTTTGCCGCTTGCAGGGTTTCACCCCCCTGTGGGCGGCATTTTCATTTCCCAAGCTTTTCGGCCCATTTCCGCACCCGGTAGACCGTGACACCGTACTGCCGGGCCAGTTTAGCTTTTGACCACCCAGCTCGAAGCCGGACGGCAAAGTGGGGCGGAATAGGGAATTTTTCCCGTGGATTCTGCAAATACTTGCAGCCATTCGGTCTACACGTCTCGCGTGGGCATTTCAGGCAAATTTCAACCATCTCCGGGTTTTCGTCCTTGCGATATGGCCCGCGGCGTTCAGCGCCACCCGTTTTGGTATCCCTCCACGGCCTCTGAGCGGGCACCGTGAATTCGTCTTTCATGGCGCTCACACCAACCGCAGCGGGATACCGGCGTTATGCAGGGCGGCGTTGATGTTCGCCTTGCGCCGGTTGTGGATACGCTTCCGCCGGGCTTCCCGCGCCTTGCGGACTTCCTCGTCACGCCGATGCTTGGCGTTCTTTTCCAGCGTGGGGCTGATAGCCCGTACCAGGGCCTCGATATCAGCCCATTCCCGCTCGGTGTTGCGGGTTTTGATTTCCTGTACAGTCATGGTTTTTCTCCTTTCAGCAGGCCATCCAACGGGCCAGGTTGATGATTGGTACTACATGGTACCGCTTCGCCCGTCCAACGGGCTTCATGGGAAAGTCTCTGCTCTCCCGCAAGGTCTGGGGCTTACACCCCACCAGTCGGGCGGCTTCTGCCACCGTGATCGTCTCCCGCTCAGGAAACAGTTCCCGGAGACGGGTCAGATGGTCGTGAAACGTCGCTTTCTCCATCTTCCTCCCCCCTTTCCTTGTTGTAAGCCATGTAGCGGTCGATCTCCCGCGCCACTTCGTACAGCACTTGCAGTGCGTACAGCTTACCTTCCGGGTCGGCGTTTTCCAGCCTGGTTTTTGCGTGGGCCAGGTCCTCTTGCAGGACTTTCAGATAGGCCGGGTCAGGTTTTTTCGACCCGCTGGTATCCTCACCCTTGAACACCAGCCACTTGTCCCACACAATGAAGGACAGCGTGACTTCCGCATAGCTGTTCTCGGCGTGTTCTCGGATGGTGTAGGCGGTAACGTCCTTGATCTCCGTCCCATCAACCAGGACGGCAACCTTGCCGTTCTCTGGTTTCACTACAAACTTCTTCGCCATGGTATCACCTCCTTAGTAGTCCAAAATGCAGGGTCTCATTTTCTGGTGGGCCAGAATGGCCCTCACCGTTCCGGTTCTCCCCGTCTCCTTCATCCAGCGCTTCCCGTACCAGATAGCCGTGCTTTCCTTGGGGTAGGTGTAGCCGCTGGTGCAAGGCATCACCGCGCCTTTACAGGCGTCAATGTCCTTTTGGTCCGGGGCAAACTCCCACTCGAAACCCTTCGCCATGGTATTGCCTCCTTTCAGCTGATTTCCTGTCGTTCGTCAATGACACCGAGCAGATAATCAATGGAACACCCGAAGATGTTTCGCATATTTACAAGCACATCGGACGGAATAGAATTCTCGCCGTTGATATACCGGTTATAAGTTTCCTGGGAGATGCCAAGCATCCGGGATAACTTATACTTTGGAATCCGCTTGCGGCCACGTTCGGCCTCGATGTTCGCCCTCATCTAACCTCTCCCTTCTAGTAAAAATTTGAGTTTCTCAAACTCTGGTTATATCATAGTTGAGATTCTCGAATTTGTCAAGAGGTTTTTCGCAAAAAGTTAGAGAATCTCGAATTTCTTGTTGACATTTCCAAAGCAATGCGCTATTATATAGCTGTCGAAAGAAAGCGAGGATTTCAATATGGAATTCAAAATCAGAGAGGCGCGGGAAGCGGCCAACCTGTCGCAAAGAGAACTCGCAAAACTTCTCGGAATCGCCCCGGCAACACTGCATGGATACGAAACCGGGAAACATGATCCTAAGTCTGACTTACTGGTTCAAATAGCGAGATTTTGCAGAACAAGCGTTGATTTCTTACTTGGCTTCGCTGATGGGAACGAAAAAGATCCTCCCGCCCCGCAATCTGCGAGACAGAAGGACCTTGTAACAAAGGAAGAGGTCGAGGCCGTGTTAGTCGGCTTGGGTATCACCAAGCCGGGTGAACACATCACCGACGCTGATCTGGACTTCCTCTCTAGTGTTGTCGTTCTGATTCAAGCATGGTTTAACAATAAGGGCAAGCAGGGCTAACACCCTGCGCGGCTCTTGGCACTGGTTGATGATTTCCGTCAATCGGTCGTTGTTTCCGTAGGTTGTAGTCATGTTATCCTCCCATTTTTCGCGGTGAGTAGGCGGTTGTACAACATCCGCAGCTCTCTGTCTGTCAGGCTGTTTATAATGGCCTGAATCTTCCCCAGCAACAGTAAGCGATCCATCCCTATACCTCCATTATATCCGATTGTGTTCTGGTGTAAACGCGGGGCGCGGGGTGGTTTGCGAAATCCCTTCCCCGCTCGTCCCTTTCCCAATTTTCCTTGGATTACCATAACATGGAAGGTATGGAATATCCATTGCAAACTACGCAAGGGGCCTTTCAACATTTTGCATCCCCCCTTGCAATGAACGGAGATGTAGAAACGTGGGTGATGATGGTGGAAAATTTGCCAAGGCAGCAAAGGAGTTGAAGGAAGAAACAAGAGTAACACTAAGGGAGATTGCCGCTACATGTAACAGCTCCGAGAGTATGGTGAGCCGTTATATCAACGGGCAATCCGAACCGCCGCCGGACATTGCGGACGCAATCATGCAAATGTTAAGAGCGGAGAAAGCGGCGCAGGACGAACGCGCCATGAGAAACAATACCACCCTGGCCCAGTTAGAGGAATCACAGAACCACCTAGAGGAAGCTTATAAGCAGCGCATTGCAGGGTTGTTGAAGCACCTGGAATACGAACGAAAGCAGAAGCGTATATTTTCCGTTGCGCTTTTGGCTACCCTATTCGGGGCTATTGTGTTCCTGTTGATCGATATATTCAACGGTGGACTGGGTTGGGTGAGGTACTAAGTTCCCGATGCCGCTGGAGGGCGGCAATAAATATATTTGGAGGTAAAAAATGAAGAAGAGAGTGTTAGCAGGCCTGACTGGTACCCTGTTGATGCTGTCCTTGTGCGCCTGTGGAAGCAGCGGCAGCACGACGGATGCACCGGCAGCGGATTCCGAGCAGGCAACCCCGCCTAGTTTGGTGGGCGAATGGGAAGCCAAGCTGTCCGATGAGGTGAGCCAGAAAGCCACAATCACCGATGATTCTATCACGGTCGATTGGGTGGTAGATGGTGATTCTATGCTGTACTGGGCTGGTACCTACACCGCACCCACCACGGCAGACGAACCCTATACCTGGGATTCTCAGAACGACACAGAACAGACTAGCACCGCGCTCATGGCATCCCCAGACGAAACCAAGACATTCACCTACCAGGACGGCAAGATCACTTATGACGTGACTGTGGACGGTAGCACCATCACCGCCACCCTGGAGAAAGTGGACGGTGCCCAATGAAAAAGCGTATAGCCGCTATTCTGTTCGGTTCTGCACTGGCTCTGACGCTGTGCGCTTGTGGTGGTGGTGATGCTGGTACGACAACTGATACCAGCGGAAACAGCGCAGGGGATACCACCCAGACCGCCGACACTGCCAAGGACGAAGAAACGTCCAAAGATACCGCCAGCATTTCCACTGATAGCTATGATTTCGCTGTCAAGGGTGCTTCTGTTACGAAAGATATAGAAGGAAACGATGCTATCATCGTTGATTGCACCTGGACGAATAACAGCGAAGAAACCACGTCCGCGCTGGCAGCTTTGATGGGGCAGGCGTTCCAGGACGGCGTACAGTTAGAAAACGCTGCCGTCGAAGATCGGGATGGTGTTTATGACGGGGATGCACAATGGAAGGACATTCGTCCTGGAACCACCCAAGATTTTCAGCTTGCCTACGAATTACCCAACACAACATCTAAGGTAGAATTTGAATTGAGCGTTTTCCTTGGCGGCGCTGACAAAGCAACACAGGAATTTGATCCTGCACAATTAAGCTAAAAAGAGAAGCCGTCCGGGACCCTGAATTCCCAGACGGCTTTCTTGCACCTAGCCCCCACGGCTAGGAGAAATCTGCAACTTTTTAACTTCTCCGCGTTGCATCGGTACCAGTATAGCAGGGACACTGTACCAATGCAAGGCTGGAGCATGGACATATTGAACAAAAAGAGAGGAACCGCCCAAAATTCGAGTGCAGGCGGCTCCCCCTATAAACCCGACTAGACAACGCTGCTACGCTGCCAGTCCCTGCTAGTGTAGCACACACAGGAGGAAAATTCAATGTACAAACGCGCAGACGGAAGGTGGCAGGAAACTCTGCCTATTGTTGTAAACGGCCAAAAGAAAACCAAATTTTTCTATGGCAGGACAAAACGGGAAGTGCTGGAAAAGATTAACCAGTACGAACAGGAACAGGAACAAGCCCGGACATTTGGCGCTATCGCCGAAGAATGGCAGGAGAACTACGTTGAAGGGCTGGAAATCAACACAAAGAAATCGTACTATGCCCCCATCCGCCGAGCTATCGAGGCTCTAGGTGATAGGCAGATAACCGAAATTGAACCCGTGGACATCAACGCATTTTTAATGCGCTATGTTGCCGAACAGCATCCAGCGCGGAAAACAGCTAGCACACAGCGTTCTGTTATCAATATGATTTGCAAGTATGCCGTGGCGCACGGATACACAAGGATCAACGCTTGTCGGGAGATAGAGATACCGGCAGGCCTACCAAAAAAGAAACGGCAGATAGCCAGCGACGATGATATAAAGCGAGTGATCCATTCGACAGAATGCACATTCGGGATGTTCGCATATTGGACGCTGTACACAGGATTGCGGCGTGGTGAACTACTCGCCCTGCGCTGGGAGGACGTGGATTTCAAAGAAAAATTGATTCACGTTACAAAATCCCGTGTATCTGCCCTGGGTGTAAAAAAGATAAAGGCCCCAAAAACCGAGAACGGCATCCGCCCCTTACCCCTGTTGAAAGCCCTGGAAGATAAAATCATCACCCAGAAGAGCAAGGGATTGATTTTCCCGGACAAATACGGAAAGCTGATGACAGAAGGGGTTTTTGAAGGGTGCTGGGCAAAATATAAGCGCGAATCCGGCGTAACCTGCACTCCGCATCCTATCCGCCACGCATACGCTACCCTGTTGTACGAAGAAGACATCAGAACGAAAGACGCTCAAAAATTATTGGGACACGCCCAAGAATCCACTACCAAGGATATTTATACACACATCCGAGAGGTACATTCCAAGAAGGTGAACAAAAAACTACTAGGGGCAAATTATGAGTTTGAAACCCCAGAGAAGGAAAGATAGTCAAATTTTAGTCAATGGCGCAAAAAGCCTTTGATTTTCAACGAAAAAGTGATAGTTCAAATCCCTCCTTCTCCGCCAAACAGAAAACCGTTGAGTTTCAAGGATTTCCTTTGATTCTCAACGGTTTTTTGCTGTTTTTGGTGGTACTTTGAAGGCCCCTGAGATGCCCCGAAATACGCCCAGGTTTTAGTCAAATTTTAGTCAAAATCCTTGGCCGTTTCTTTGATTTTGGAAAAATCTAGGGGTTTCGGTTGTTTATTCGTTATTTCACCACATATTCATAATATTTTGCCAATTTGTCCCCTGAAATGTCCTTATCATCCAGGAAAGCGCGGGTCATTTCAGTGTAGAAATCTACGTTAGAAATGCCAAGCTTTTTGGCTACATTGACGAAATCGGAATAGATCATATTCATCGCCGCCCAGAACTTAACAGGGTCCTCATTTACCCCGCGCTGTTCCATCACCTTGTTGGTTTGGTCAATCGTCCAGTGTGGGCCGGTGGTGCCATCCTCATTCTGCATCCGGCGCGTCCACTCTTGGGCCATCTGCATGTCGAAACGCGGCGAAACGTTGGATTCTGCGCCGCCGGTCATGGAACGGTTTCCGGGCATACGCTCCATTTCGTTGTACCGGGGAACGGTAGCATCTGCGCCGCCCATGTAGGGAGCATCACCGCGCTCAAACCCAATGGGGCGGGTTGTTTTGGTGGGTTCCGCGTATCCGCCATTTCTAGTCCATGTATAGCCAGGTTCACGCCCTTCCCTAGCGTCGTAGCCTCCATAAGGGGGATAGTAATAGGGCATAGTGTCCTGGGGCGCGTAGCGGCCATTGTCGTAGTGTTCGCGGCCATTGGTATCACGGAAACGATCATCTACGTTGTAGTCGTGACGGCGTTCCTGCCGCTCCCGGCGTTCGTTTTCCTCGCGATCATCGGAAGCCTTTTTGCTACCAGAGTTTAGGAGCATCATTCTGCTAAATTTACTCATCCTGCGCCGCCTCCTTCGTTAGTTGTCGGGGCCGTTCCGTCGATGGAAGCCAAGGCGTTGCTAGGCGCACAGCAGGGACGGCCCAGCAGTTTGAAAGCGCCACCTGTGGCCGTTGTCGAAATTCTGGTGCTGTACCGCGTTCTGGTTCGCAGGTTGCAGGCCGTTGCCTGGGTGCAGTCTGCACGATTCAGCGGGTACAACTGGGTACCGGTGCCGATAGTGATAGATACCGGCGCATTGATGGTAGCCGCCGCAGGAATGTTCTGGGCGATCACCAGGCAAACTTTTTGCCCGTTGGTGTAGCTACCTGCCGGAATATTGATGATAAGCCCGGACGCAGCGGAATAGTTCACCGCCTGGGAAATCACCAACTTGTCGCACAGGCGGCAAATCGTCTTACAGGCCATTATTTTTTATCCCCTTTCAGTTCATCTAATTTTTCGGAAATTTCACGCATCCACGCGCCACCGAAAATTATCATAATTACCGCGAACATGAAAAAATCGCTGCTGTTGTCCTGCTGGTAATCCGGTGTAGAAGAGCGCCCCAAACCGAAGCCATCACCTGACTTACTTGCTGCATTGGTCATTCTGCTACGCCAAATTATGTTCTGGAAATCTTGGAAATCGTTGAAATCAAACATTTTTATTCTCCTTCTTTGCCGAAACAATCAGAAAACGCGATCATCAACAGCATAAGCGAAACGGATAAGCCGCCGTCCTCAGAGGTACAAGAAAATCCGTTGTCTCGCAGCAGGATAACAGCCTCCCGCTGTTTTCCATCCCGTAGCATGTCAACCGCTCTGTCGAAAATTTCTTTTTCCATGTGTCACCTCTCAAAAATAGGCGGCAGGTTTTAGCCTGCCGCCTTTAGTATCACGGCATAGCCGGAATGTGTTGGATCAGCAACCGCAGCCGCTATTGCAACCGCAGCCGTTCCCAGTGTAGGGGTTGGGCACCTGGTAGGCCGGGATAGGGGGCGGGTTGATAGCGTTGATGATTTTCGCCGTCTGGTCCGCCTGGGACGCTACAAGGTAGGTGTTCTGCGCGGCCTGAGAAGCGGCAAATTTCAACCCCTGGTTTTCAGCCTGGAGCGCCGCGATCTTCTCAGCCTGCCGTGCGGTTTCCATCTGGTCAATCCGCGCAATGATCCGGTCGGTGTCGTTGTGGGTGGACTGGATGATATCACGGGCGTTGGTTGCAGCGTTGTAATTGGTATCGCAGAAGCCACGCTCCACCTGCCGCTGAGTATCACAGCAGCAGGACTGCATCTGATTGCCCAGAGCCGTGAGGCCAGCCGTCACGCCGGTAAAGCCGGTGTTCATGTTCTGGGTTACGCCGTTGATAAGCTGGGCATTCTGGTAACCCATGGCGCAGATAGCATTATCAACACCGTGGAAGCCGTTGGAAACCACCTGCTGCATGCCATTGAAACCGTTCAGCATCCCGGTATTCATAGCATAGAATCCATCGCAGAGGCCGCTCTGCACACCACGAACGGCGTTATCAAGGCCGTTGAAGTTAAAGGATTCGCACAGGTCTGCGCGGGTGATAGCCCCCTGTAAAGCGCCGCCATTCGTGCCGTTGTTGCCCCAGCCGAAGCCGTTGCCGCCGAAGATCAGGGCGATAATCAGGAATGCGAAAATCCAGGAACCATCACCGCCCCACATACCGCCGCCGTTGCAGTTGTTGTTATCAGCCTGTCCGGCCAGATAACCAGTCATCATTTCGTCTGCCATTCGACAAACCACCTTTCAGTTGGATTTGACGATTTTTGTCAAGATTCGCCAACTGAAATGGTTAATTTATGTTACCGGTTGCTGGGAATCGTGATTCCTAACTGCCGGGCCACATCGTTCAGGCTTACGCCCCGTTCATTCGCCATATTCTGGGCCATCTGCTGCAACTGCTGGGTTGATTTGCCCTGCATCATCCGCATGGCCTGAGAAATCTGTGGATTCTGGCCTGCCAACTGCCGAAGCATACCCATTGGGTTCCCGCTTCTAGCGGCCTGCATCAGAAACATCATAGGGTTCATCTGCACCATTTTTTATCCCACCTTCCATTTTCTCTAGTTTTCTAACCCTATCTGCTAGGGCGTTGAAATCGTCCATCGTTACGCCCTGCGCCGGTTTTGGTTCCGGCTGTGGCGGCGCTAAACGGAATTCAGCAAAATCCGCCGCCCCAGTGTTCGGGTTGAACCGCTTAAAATATATGATTCCGTGGGGAAAATCAGGCATCAACGTACCAGGCCCCAGAAAATCAACCTGCATGGCAACCGCTTCCTCCCGGCCCGTTACTGGGCGGCAGATATAGCCGCTGTTGCTCTGCTGGATTATAGAGGGCTGGTAGTTCTGCCCCTGCTGGTATACCTGATTCTGTTGATAGCCCTGCACGTTCTGCATTTGGTTGGGCATCTGAAAGTTTCCTCCGTAGTTCGGCACAGTGTAAGCAGCCATTTTTATCACCCCTCGTTCTAGATAAATTTTACCATCTGCCGCTCCATCGCTTGTCCAAACCATGCCCAATTCCCGCTCAATTTATGCCCAATTTCTGCCCAATAAAAAAGCCCGCCCCCAAAATGGGACGGGTTTCGACACTGGGAATGTGGTATTTTAAAAATACCTTTTCTCCCCAAAACGAAAAGGCAGCCCCCACCGGCACGTTGCAGAAAACCGGCGGGGGCTTTTGTTTTTTCAAAATTTTATCACCAAATTGGTGCAAACCTATTGACAATGCACCAAATCGGTGCTATAATACAAGTACAGTAAAGGAAGGGGGACAACGAAATGTTGACCAACGAGATGAAAGAAAAGATCATGGCTATCGCTGAAGAGTACGAAATGGATTATGAGTACATCGGCATCCGTTTCCAAGAGCAGGAATTCGAGCTCGGCGAACTCGACCACGCTTCCTCCGTCTGGGTGGACGGGGAAGAGACTGACGAAGAGATGGACGGCGTCAGCGTCATTGACGTTCGCAAGCTGGGCGTCCTGAGCGGCTCCAATTTTTACGACGGTGATCACATCGCCGTGATCGGTGGCAACTCCGCCACCTACGGCGAAGACCTGGGTGAACTGGTCATCGAAGACCCCGTTGTCATTGAGATCATCCAGTAACGAACCCCACGGAACACAAACTAGGAGGAAATGAAAATGAAGAACAGATATTGGGACGCCATCACCGTTTACATGAACGACGACATTCGAGAGCAGGTTCACGCAGAACTCGCCCCCTGCACCGCAAAAGAATTCCTGGACCGTTACCTGGAACTCGATCCCGGCTTCCAGGACCTGCTGGATAGTGAGTTCTCCGACAGCTACATCAACGCGGCCATGCTCGACAGAGAATACTATTTCCCCAACGTTGACCGGGAGGATGCCTTTTTCGGAAGTCAGTCTCCTATCTGCGTCGATAAAAAAGAACTGGAATTCCTGGCCGCCGGTTGGGGGCTGGAAATTGAGGACTTGATGGAGCAGGTCCACGAGGCAGACCCGGAAGAAATCGCAGAATACGGGGTATACAACGCAGAGTGACGGCCCACACTGGGCCGGTAATGCGGGAGGGCGTAAGCCCTGCGGTCACAACCCCGCAAGATAGGAGGAATTTATGAAAGAAAAAGACACGCCAATGCCGTTTGTCCGGCAGTGGTCGATTGGGAATGTTTATGACCGATTGGATGATCTCGCAGCCCGGAAAATTTCTGGGGAATCTAATTGGCCAGACTACTGTCCACTCCCGCTAAATATAGCGGTGGACGAAGTAAGACTCATTTCCAACGAATGGGATAGTTTCGACGCATTCTCCAGAAATGGATTTGTCAGCGTAACAACGGCGTGCTGGGCGTGGTCGAAAACAAAGGTCATGTATCAGTTCGATCCAGACCTGGCCAGACTGCTGATGCAACAGGCGGAGGAAATGGACGAATCCGATCTCTTGCCGGTTGAAATGCTGTTAAATCTCCCGTACCCCTGCATTTACATGAAAACGGCAGGGCCTACGGATAAATATATTATCGACGGTTTATTTGCATTTGTGGACTACAACACAGAAACCAAAAACACCGTGATACATTTCGTGGGCGTGAAACAGGGGGACACCGCTATATTTGATTGTTTTCTGAAATTGCAGCCTGAAAAAACAATCTGGGAATGTATAGTAGATACTATGGATACCATGGAAACGAAGGGCAGGCATGAAGAAAAAGAGAATTGGATCATGCACCTGCAAGCGATTCAGTGGATACTATACCTGCTATCCGAAAACGCAGAGATCACCAGCGGCCCAGCCCCCGAACTGGACAACACCCAGAAATCCCAGAAGGGGAAGAAAAAGAAAAGCAGCGTGAAGGTGAAGAACGTCGGTCTCCGCATCGGTGCGGCGATCCGAAAAATCAAAGCCAAGCCATCCCCTAGCGCGGAGACGGAACCCGGCACAGGCTCCAAAAAATCCCCACACTCCCGCCGCGGGCATTGGCACCATTTCTGGACTGGGCCACGGGACGGAGATCGGAAACTGATCCTGAAATGGGTCGCTCCCACGTTTATCAACCTAAAAAACAAAACACAGGATACCGTTGTTATCTATCCCGTGAAAATGAGAAAGGAAGAAAAGTAATGAACGAACAAATGTTGATCCAGGACGCCATCTCTACCACCGACAGAGATGCTTTCGTCTCCGACTGGGCGCTTTCCAACATCTGGGGAGACGAACCCACCGCCCCAATCCCGGTAGACCGGGTGCAATACCTGGCCAAGCTCTGGGAAGACGTCCGAAAGAGCGTTGCAGAACTCCGGGCCATGACCGGCCTGACACAGTCCAGATTTGCCGCCTGGTACGGTATCCCACCCCGGACCGTCCAAAACTGGGAAAGTGGAGCCAGCAACGCCCCGGAATATGTACGCCTCATGCTGGTGCGCTTGGTGCGGCAGGATTTTTGCCATGGCTGAGACACCGAAATCAGGCGTCCGTGGTGTCACATGGAACAAAGGCACCGGAAAATGGATGGTGTACTGCGGAAAGAAGTATCTCGGTGTATATGGAAACGTAGAAGATGCCATAGCCGCCAAAAAGAACTATGAGATCACACAGCCTCAAAAGCTGTGCAAAGTCTGCGGGAAGCCGATCCCGCGCGAATGGAATCAGAGGAATGATTACTGCTCCGATGAATGCAAAAAAATCGGAAAAGAGCAGTATCACAAAGAAAGGTATCAAAGCACAAGGCCGAAGCCGAGGATTTGCGTGATTTGCGGGCAGCCAATTCCGGCAGGCAAAAACCCCAGAGCAATCGTTTGCTCGGATGCATGTGGGAGAATCCATCGGCAACAATATCAACGCTCGTATTACGAGCAGCACAGGCATGTTCCGGTACAAAAAAGAAAAGCATCTCCCATTGCGGACGACCCGACTGTTTCCATATTTTTTTCCGCCCCAGCCTCAATGCGGGACTGGATTCTGGATTCCGCGAATGCAAACAAAGAGAGTCTCAGCAAATTTATGAGAGAGTTGATCCAGCGTGAAATTGAGAAGAGCAAGGGGCTGGAATAACGCCGCCCCATCACTTCATCAGGAGGAACCATGGAGGAAAAGAAGAAGTCCGGAGTGAAAGCACTCAAAAAATGCGAGATGTGCGGGGAGAGTATCCCAAGGGAATCCAAGGCGCGTTTCTGCCCGCACTGTTCCAGGGAGCGCCGTTCCGTGCAGGTAATGGAATCCGCCCGAAAAATGAAGCTAATCAAAAGAGGCGAAATCCAAGACCCGCCAAGAATTTGTGTTGTTTGCGGGAATGAGATAGCAGAAAATCGCAGCCGCCGGGCAAAAACGTGTTCCGACGAATGTTCGGAGATGCTGAATAAACAAAGATCCAGGGAAAATTATGAAATAAAACACCCAGAGAAGAAAGGAAGGGGGCGAAAACCGTCCAACAAACACATGCAGACGCTCACTATCACGGTTCCACCGGAGATGTTGCGTGATGTTAGAAACACCGCGAAAGCGCAGGGCATCTCAGTCAGTGAGTATGTACGGGGATTGATTCAAAAGCACATCGACAATCAGGATAAACTAAAATAAAAGCAAGCCCCTGGGCCAAACCCAGGGGCTTCTTCACAGACTTTTCCGCCGAATCGACGCCAAATCGTTGTTGACCGTCCCGCGACTCACATCGAGTTCTGCTGCAACGTCCTCGATAGGCCAACCTCTCCGATAGTGCAGCTCAAACGCCGCCCTCTCCCGGTCCGTGAGCCATGGATTCCCGTGCATTTTCTCCAACTGAGCGGGGCTGTACCGATAGCGTGGCATACCACCACCCCCCTCAGTCCAGCACCCCCAGACGGCCCAGCACAGCGGCCAGCTCATCCCGCTTGACAGGGCGCTCCGGCCCCGTTCCGTCCATGATACCACGATGCTTCAGGCCCTGGAAAGCACCCTCTTTTTTCGACCACTCCGGTTCCGGCAGATTGCCTGCATAGGCCATAGCCTCAACCATGATGCTGTAGCACATTTCTGGAGTGAGCTGTTCGATGATCTTTTTGATGTCCATATCGTCATCCTCCTTCTCTGGCCGCTGAATGGTGGCCGGTTTTTTTACCACGAAATAGTATTTCACCTGCTGCTTGAACAGCGAATAGTCCCCCTGCGTCCGCGCCGTCCGGGTGCTGGCAGGATCGTTGATATAGATGGTATTCCCGGTGATTTTCCACACCAGGACGAAGTGCCCAGAAGACGTCCAAAGCCCACGGCCCATGCAGGCGATCACAAGATCACCCTGGTCCACGGCGGCCTTGGCCTGGGCGTGGTACGGGCTGTTGGGTTTTCCGTAGATGCTGGCCCCGTTGAGCATCTTGCAGGTCAGGCCGAAGCGCTTGGCGGCTGGGGCGAAGTAGCCGTAATAAGTCCCCTGGTGCGGGGCCTTGTAGCCGTGGGCCAGCGCCCAGGTGCACTCAGTCTTCGGCGTGACGGATTTGTCCGCCCAGGTGGCCAGCACCATCGCCATAGCAGTGGGGCCGCAGCCGGATTTGCCGATGGTGGTTTTCTCCCCCTTGGCGGAATAGTCCACGTTGGCCCAGCGGGGGTCTGTTTGTAAATAGCTTGCAGGCTTATTCATTGCCCTTCCCCTCCGTTTTCTTCGTGAAGAAATACGTGATGATAGCCCCGTAGGCCGTGCAAAAGAGGCTTTTTGCATCCGGGTTTACCTCCACGGGATAGAAAAGCAAGGCGATCATGGCCGCAGTCATAGCCAGAGTAACCAGGCTCTTCACATCAAGCAGTTTCAGCAGTTGTTTCATACGTTTCCCTCCCTACAAAAAATCGTTGTTTTCCAGCCGCGCTCTGTACACGTTTTCAATGTGTCCGATGGAGATAGCGGCCTTGTCATTGGGAAAATCCGGGTGTGTGGCACAGTATCTGTTGTACTCCGTGATATCCTCCAGGATCTCATTAAAATGCTCCTGGCTATGCCGTTCGCCCTGCAAAAGCTCGTCGGCAAACCGCAAAATCCGCACCCGCAGGCGCTTGGCCTTATCCCTAGCATCTTCTTCGATGTGGGAATCCAATTTGTCCGAAATATCGACAAGTTGAGCTGATACGTCCCCCATGATTTTTTTCCCGATCCAGCGGAAAACTGCCGACCAAGGGGCGATTTTGATAGGAGAGATTTCGATAATTCCGGTAGTCACCAAAAACGAAACCACTCCGATTGCAAAATGTACAGGTTCCATATAATGGCACCTCATTTCTTTAAGTTTGGCCCCCGAATGAACGGGGGCCTTTGTTTATTCCTGGTAGGCTTCCCACCCAGCCGGGTAGGCATCCGGTGCCCAAACGTTGCTGTCGATAATTGAACGGTACAGCTTGCCCTTATAGCTAACAATATCGCCCTTGCTGTAGGCATCAGTAGCGCCCAACGGCTGAACCCACTCAGGATAGCCGCCGGATGTTACCCCGATCTTTTTATACAGGCTGGTTGCCGTATCAGGGGGCCACTGTTCAGCGGATGTGTGGGCCTGCAATACCTGGTAAAGTTGGGGGTCTCCTACGGCGTTGGTGCCGTAGGAAAACACATCCTTGATTTTGTAGGCGTGGCCTACCTCGTAGGCCGGAAACACGGTCGGTACCTCTAGCAGGGTCTCAACGTGTTCCTCCGGGTCCAACGTGGATAGGAAAAGCTGAATAGCCCGTCTCAGCTCCCGAACCGCTTGCAGTTTATCCATTTTTGTTCGCCTCCTCTCCGAGCAGAGCCGCTAACAGCTCCTCAACAGTCACCGGCTTCTCCGGCTCCACATCCGGGTGCTCTGCGTTGTAGGCGTCCAGCGCCTCCTGATCCACCACCAGCGCCGTAACTACGCCGCCCTCTACGGTGATGTTGCAGAACCCCTTGGTGTTGATGTAGTCCATCAGCAGGGTGTCGGGGAGGGAGACGGAGTTGGGGAAGGGGGTGGAGGTTGGGTTGCCGTGGTTTGGGCCTTGGGTGTTGATGTAGTACATGAATTTCCTCCCTTCTTAGCCGATAGCAATGGCGGTGTATTTCGATCCGGATTCGTTACATTGATTACTAGCATAATTAGTAGCGTACCACGAAAAATTTTTTCCATCATTGATAAAATAAATATCTGCACTAGAAGTGCCCGTAACTTTCATTCCGTATATCCACAAGAACATATTCCTCCATCCTTCATATGGCTCCGGAATGACATTAGGATTGTTGTCTTTATCTTTTGATAATGCAACAATCACCAACTTCGGCGCGAAATCAAACGTCAGCGAGTTCGGGTTACTGCTCCCATAGGTACCAGTACCGACATAGGAGACCATCTGCACCCTCGCTTTATCCCCCAGCTTTCCCAGGTATTCGATAGTGGTTCCAGCTGGGATAGCGGCGTAGCCGGTGACGGGTTGGTATTTGGAGACGATGTAATTGTCGTTAGACCGCGTAACAACGGCGTCATTGGGAATATATATCGTACCAGCGGGGACGTAACTAGGCAGTACGTTCATATAGTTTCCGCGTTGCAAAAATTGCCCGCGAATAGTCTCTTGTAATACGGATGTCGTCCAATTTACAGCATATCCAATTTGGATATAATTGCTTTTGTCAAATTCGATGGTTCCATCGTCAGAAACAGTTGGTGAAGAAGATTTATAAAATAGATACGCATCAGAAGCATTAGCCTGTCCGAGGATGAAATCCCCAGTCACCACCTCCCCCAACGTATACCCCGCCGCCTTCGCATCATCGCCCTCTTGATACGCATTGGGGTTGGTTGAGACAGGGTAGGTGGTGGTTGTTCCGGCGGGGGTTAGGGGGTAGCCGGTGACAATCTGGTATTTGTTCGTGTAATAATTCTGAACAAAACCGGACCCGACCTGTTCCGAGTCAAACGTGACAGTAGCATCGGACGGAATGAACAGAATAGGATCACTCGAATACACCTGTATGAACTTCCCAAGCATTGTAGTGCAATCATAATCCTTGTAAAAATTCACATAATCAGATTCATCGACAGTTACGTTACCAGAATCATCAACGTTAACTTTACTATACGCCTTTACAACATGGTTGGGATCGGAATATCTAATATCTGTGATAGGATATTTAGTTACGTTCTGCACTTCGCCAAGCGTATACCCCGCCGGTACATCCGCCGCGTTCTTCACCGTCTTCCTCCAAACATGCAACTCCCCCGTATTCCCCAACGCCTGAAACATGCCGTCGGGGGTGGTGGAGGGGGGGAGGCCGATCTGAGCGGCGGTTGCGTCTTTTAACAGGTTGGCCTTGTTCAGAGGCGTTCCTACCTGTTGGAACCCTTCGGTGTTGATACCATTGAAATCAATGGGGAATGTACCGGCCTGGAGCATTGCCAGGGCATCTGCCCAGCTAGTTCCGGCGGGTACTGCGCTTTTCAGAAATCGGCTGTTACCAGTCCCCTTTAATACAGAATCAATCATGTTACACCTCCCCGCTGAAAACTTCACCACTGGTTATCAGTGTGATTTTCAGCGATTCGATTGTTTTGTCCAGGTTTTGGAATATCGTTTCGATATCGTTCGCCTGGGAATAGGTTAGGTTGGACAGGGATTCGGGAGCCGGTGGTGTGTTCTCCGGCAGGATGAACGCCGCACGGATGTTTTTTACATCGCTGATATACTGCGCCGCCTGCTCCGGGGTTGGGATATCGCCATTGGCCCAGTCTGTTTTAGGGGCTACCTCAACAGAGGTACCTGCATCATCCCGCAATCTGTCCCGGAGGTAAGCCACTGCCTGGCCGACACGATTCATATCTGTATAGTTGTAACTCCCCTTCATCACGGTCAGAAACTCGGTAATTTCCGCTTCCGTTGCGTTTCCGGTGCTGATTTTCTGGGCCAAACTAACGGCTTCGGAAACATCCGACGCTGTGCGATCCGTGATTAGGGCGTCGATAACACTACCGTTTTCTGTAATTGAGGAATACTTTACACCCATTGAATCACCTACCACTCTACTATTACACACCCAGGCTTTCCGTTCTCCCCGGCTGTGCCCTCCGTGGCTCTTGCGGCTACATAGGTATGATACATGCCGGTTTCTTTGTCTTTGCGCTGGGCATATTTACCATTGCGTCCCTGCTTGCCGCCTGCGCCGCCCGAACCTTCCAGGCCGGTGATTGTACCGGCGTAGTCAGCACCCTTCTGAGCGTACACAGCGCCGCTTTGAATGTCCATCAAACCAGAGGTGTAGATTTTGCCATTCGCGGACGTGAACACACCGAATGTGGTAGCGCCGCCGTCCGTTCCCTTGGTACCATCCTGTCCCTTTGCACCACCAGCGCCGCCGGTACCAGCTGCACCACAAGCGTAGGTATATGCCTGGTTTTTGGTGGCGGTTGTTTCGATAATGAATACCTTGCCGCCATTGCCACCGATGCCGCCGTCGTTGTCCTTCGGGTCGAACGAATCACCCCACAGCATATTGCCGCCACCGCCGCCCATGCCGCCGTTGCCGCCGCCAATCAGCGTAAGTTTGATTGCACCGGCTTGAGGTGCTGTCCAGGTACCGGAACCAGTGAGAATGATTTTGTTCTGATACATGGAATCATTGGGAGACTGCACCAGTTCGGACGGGCTGGAACGCATAACGCCATCTTCTAGGGTAAGCTGCTGTTTGTACAGTCGGGCGGAAATCGTGCTTTTGAATTGCGTATCAACAGCCTGGATATCGCCGCATTCGCTGGATGGATTGCCCCGACTTTTCACGCTGAACGAACGTCCGCCGTACTCGAACAGGCAGGATATAACCGCCTTTCTGGCATCCGCTTCTGTGTGGATAAACGGGTTATCGACACTCAGGGATACCTCGGATTCGGTGTTATTCCCGGAAAACGTGACTTCGTTGTTGTTGTCCAACTTAAACGTAATATCTGCTATATCATCGTTTGCCGACATTTCCGGGTATTCGTACATGTTATCTAGGGTAATTCGGTTCCCTTCATCCTGGGCCAACTTTCCGACACGCAAGTAACCGGTCGCAAAATCCTGCCGGGGCCATGCGTTGATTGCCATGCACAAGAAGCGTAGCATTTCGCCGCATTTTTTATCCTTGATATCGTCCTTCGTGGCTGTAATGGAAATATCCTTTACAGTGTCTTCCACGATGTAGTTTGTGCGGAAATTCGCGCCCAGGCTTGCCATAATAGCCTCTACCCAGCCGGATACTTTTGTTGGTAGGGTTTCGGGGACGATGAAATTCCTCTTGGTCAGCGCTCCGATAACGTCCACAAGGGACCATTCAACGGTGAGGTCTTGCAGCTTCCAACCTGCGCTTTGTTGGTAGTAGGTACCACCCGGCAACCATTCTACTGTCCCGTCTTCCAGGTATAGGCCCAGCTCCACCACGATTCTTTGCCGATCTTCGATTGATGTAAAGATCGTGTTGGGAGCGTAGGGGTCGAAACGATGGTCTTTGTTTTCTACCCGAATGTCACAAGTCGAATACGGGATTTTCAGCCCGGAAAACGTCACTTCCGTTAGAATGTCGACGGATTGCAGAACCTTCGTATCCCATGTTTCATACAGCCCGAACAGCAGGCGTAGAACCCGGACAACACGGTTAGGTAGGGACCACTTCTTGATAGTCAGCCGCGCCCGTGTGGGATAGTTCACCGTGAATCCATCAATCACTACGCTGGTATCTCGGTTGTTCGTCACAGCCCTGGTATACAGAAGGTTATCGCCGCTCCAGACGTGGATTTCAAACTCGGTTGGGTATCCGTCCGCTGACTTGCTGGAAAACTGCGTTGTGACGGCCTGTAAAATCTCTATGTTGGACACTGCGATTTCGATATAGGGATAGGGTTCGGAAAAGCTTCCATCCTGGCCTGATAGGGTCTCCCCTTCCCAACCAATCTGTCCCCGTCTATCCGCCGGGTCGCTGGGCCGGATGGTAAAGCTACCATCCAGTACCCAGCGATTCAGTTCCAGCGTTGCTATGGTATCCGGGCTTTCATCGTTGCCACGATTAGCCACCTGGGCTGAGTTGGAGATAGGCCCTTCTTCATCGGGAGTGACGCTGTTGATGGTTGCATCCGGGTCTACCAGATCGAACACTGCCCGGACTAGCTGTTTTCTGGAATCAGCCACGACGGCGGCATCGTATTCTGCGCTGTGTTTAATCATGGCCGTCAATCTCCTCGAACACCAGTTTGTACCCGCCCCAGGTGGGTCCAGCGTCTCCCCAGCGGGTGAGCGTGGGTTGGGGCTGCTCTACCAGGTGGAACCACCCCTGCACCAGTTCCTTCCCGCCGGTAGAGGGCAGGAAAAAGAGCTGATGCCGACGCCTAGCTTTCATAGCCTCTGCAATCCGCTGCATTGTGGCATAGTCGATTGCGGACCATTCCAGTTCCACGTGCCAGATGGTGGCGCGAACCTCTTCGATACGCAGCCCGGAAATCATGCGCTCTGAGACGCCCAACTCTTCCTCATAGGCGGTGTAGTCCCCCTCTTCCAAATCTTCGACTTCGATTCCATCAATAGAGAGGAACATGTTGCCAGTATCTTCATTCATTTTCCCACCCCCTTAATCGCTTACAATGCGTGGGCTTTGGTCTTCCACAGCCCGGATATCATCAATCAGGCCGCGGGCAACCTCTCTGCCGTTCAGGTTCAGCACGATTTCCTTGTTGTTGTACTCTGCGCCATTTGCCAGCCTGATAGCATTTATTAGGTCGTTATAGTCGGTACCACGTTCAACAGAAACCTTGTCGTTCTTGTTGTTGCTGGATTCGGTCAATTCCCAAGAATTTCGGTTTGCTTCGTCGTATACCACACGGATAACAACATCCTCTGCTCCAATTTTGTCCAGCTCGGCTTGAATGTCCTTAACAATTTCCTGGGCCTGCTCCACAGCTTGATCTCCGCCGTCTTCCAGGCCATCGGCGAAGTTTTCCATAGATTCAAGGCCAACATCTCCAAATTCGTCGCGCAATTCATCCCAAAGGCTATCGCTGATTAGTTCGATATTGCCGTACACATTGGCCGCAACACGTTTAGATGCCTCTTGCTTTTCATTCCACAGGGCAAGGTAGTTTTCCCACTGCTCATCACCCATTTTCAAGAGAGCATCCATGTATTTTTGGGCCTTTTCCTGATCCATCCCAAGGATTTCATCCATCAGGTCATCGCCGATTCCACGTTCCCTAAGGGCTTCCACTGTATCTCCGTACTTGTTGATTGCGTCGATACTTTTTTGCAAATTGGTCAGTTGGAAGAAATCATCTTCCTCTGTGAACAATTCAACGTCAGCTAGTTTTTTGCCAAAGCTGTCGCGTTCGTTCTCCATCTGTTCAATTTGCTTCTCGATTTCATCAACTCGCTTGTCGTACTCGCTTTTCAGCTTTTCCAGCGCTGTAATTTGGGATTTAAGAGCTTCCTTCTGGGCTGTTTCTTGCTTTTGAAGCTGCTTTTCATTCCAATCTTCATTTAGTTTGGCGATTTCTTCCTGAATCTTGGCTTGGTCTTTTTTGGCAGCTTTGGCAAGTTCGTCATTTTTTTCCTTGAGGCTTTTCTTGTATTCCGCTAATTCCTTGGCGGCGGCGCGTTCGTTGGCATCCGCTTCAATTTTTTCAATTTCGGCGTTTAGTTTTTCGACTTCTTTCGTCACAACATCCGCCACGTTGGATGCAGCACGTCGAGCCAGATTTAACGCTTGGTTTATTCCGTTTGCAAGGCCCTGAACGATATTTTCACCATATTCGTAGAATACCTTGGACGGCGAATGAATCCCTAAAAGGCTGGTAAAAGCACCCTTGATTTGCCCGGCAAAGCTTTTGATTTTGCCAATAGCCGCGCTGATCTTGCTGGAAATACCATTGATTAAGCCCTGGATGATGTTGACACCGATGGATTTCAATTGTCCAGGCAGCGAAGAAAGCGTTGATTTGATGTTGTTGCCAACCTGCACCATTTTGGCCCTGGCCTGCGCTGCCATCTGGGAACCCCAACTAATCAGGGCGGAAAGAGCGCCTGCTAAAGCGCTTTTGATTTTGCCGGGAAGGGACGAGAAGAAGGTGATAACCGCGTTGACAGCATTGCTTGCCGCCTGCCGCATATTGGCTATCATCTGCGATCCCCAGCTGCGAACAGCAGCACCAGCCGCAGTCAGTGCGCCGGTGATTTTACCAGCGAGATTCTGGAACCACGTAACCACCGCATTAACCGCATTGGTTACGGCGTTCACCATCGTTTGCTTAACGTTGTTGCCCCAGTTGCGGATAGCAGCACCAGCCGCCGTTAAAGCACTGGTAATTTTGCTTGCCAGCCCGGAAAACCATGTAACAACTGCATTGATAGCGTTGGTCACAGCGTTTACCAGCGCTTCCTTCGCTGAGGTGCCCCAGTTGCGAATAGCTGTCCCTGCCGATGTCAGTGCGTTAAAAATGGCATCCGGTAGATTCTGGAACCAGGTGATTACCGTTTGGATTGCATTGGGTAAGGTGGTGCTGAAAAATGTAATCAGCGCACCAATTACCGTTACAACGGCGGTAATTACGTTTGCCAAAAATTCAAGGGCAGCACTGAGAGCTGTGATAGCTACCGTTGCCGCAATTTCGGTAAATTTCTGGAAAAACTCACTGATTACCGCCGTTCGTTCTGGTGTAAAAACCTTGCCTATGGCTTCTCCTAATGTGGAAAATGCCGATTTCACACCTTCAATGGGGCCAGAAATCCAGCCTGCAACGTCAGGAAATAGATTGCTCAGACCATCCAGGATGAGGCTTCCCAAATTGCTAAGAATCCGTCCGATGGTCGGCCCGACGTTTTGAACGACTGTAACAACGCTCTGGACTAGGTTCTGTGTAAGAGCACCAAGGTCTGCATCCGGGCTTGCCAGCCCGACGAGCCAGTTTTCCCAGGCACCCTTCATGGAGCTTACGCTACCCTCGATGGTGGTAGCTGCTTCCTTCGCCGTGGTGCCAGTGATTCCTAGGTTGTTTTGTACCTCGTGGATAGCCTCGATCATTGTCGCAAATGACACATTATCCAGGCTGCTGATTTTTTCGCCAAGGACGCCTGAATCATTGATTAGGCGAATCATTTCTGATTGTGTGCCGCCATACAAGTAAGTTCAGTACAGTTTGCAAGGCTGTACCCGCCTTTCGGCTGCTGCATGTTTCCATGCAGGTCAGACTATATCTTGACCGTTTCCGGCCCCCTGCGCTTCCGCCCGCTTGGGCGTACTCTACTCTGTTCCGGGTTTCCCCGTCATTTCGATAGTCGTTACACGTTCACTATAATTTAGCGTTTCGCACGGTATTGCCCACAGCATTATCTGTTTGGGGTTTCACCGTTTTCACAGGGTTTATACTGGGCAATGGTATGGCACTGTCTACCCAGTTTTAGGTTATCTAACCAAATACACCCTCGGTTTCCCGATATTTATTAGGGGTTTAGACTATATCTTCATCTAAAATCCAGCTTACATTAAGGGTTGGACTTTTTATTTAGATGGTGCGCACTTCCAACAACGTATCAATAGTTGCCGTACTGGGTGACAAGCCCATAGTCGTTTGACGTTCCCATTTCTGGGCTTCGCACAGGATTACCATGCCATTTAGGTTTAGGCTTCCCCTGTTAGCAAGTGCATCTCAACGGCCATTTCCTGCCGTATTTTGCACCCACACCGCTGATTAACGTTCACGCACATTCACCGCAAAATCACTTATGCGGCGGACATTAGATTTATCGTGTAGTTTTGCTTAGCAAAACCTTGGTAAGCGTCCTGTATGCTCTGCATGTCGGTGCCCATCTTGTTTGCATTGTCCGACATGTCGGTGATAGCTCGGTTTGCTACCTCTGCCGCCTTATTTACGTCACCGCCCAGACCAGAAATCAGAGACGCGGCGAACGATGTAGCCGTCTCCATGTACTGGTTGGCAGAAAGCCCGGCTGTTTTGTAGGCGTTAGCAGCGTACTGTTGCATCGTGCCGCTGGCTTCTTTAAATAGGGTATCAATGCCGCCTACATTCTGCTCGTAAGAAGCGTAGGCTTCGACGGCCTGTTTGCCGACGTCGATCATAGCCTCGCCGAGTTTTTTAACGGCTTCAACGGCCAACTCGACGCCCTTGGCAGCGAGATTGCCCATGAAGGTGCCTTTGAAAATCTCGCTGAATTTACTAGCACTGCCACCAGCTTCATCCATCTGGTCCCCGGCATCGTCGGCAGCATCACCTAATCTGTCCAGGTCCTCCTCGGCATCATCAGCGGAATCACTCAACCTGTCCAGGTCCTCGCGTAGATGGTCCGCGCCGTCCGAGTTTGTGCTAAACGGGTCGTTTCGCAGTTCATCGAACGATGATTCAAGATCATCTAAGTAAGAATCCATATCGTTCAGCGAATTGCCCAGGTTTTGGGCACCATCCGCCGCCGTGGAAAACGGATCGTTGTTCAGTTCATTCAGTGAGGCGTCGATTTCATTAAGATAGGTATCAATATCCCCAAGGGAACCAGAAATACCCTCTGACATGCCCCGCGAAGCGCTGGAAACAGTCTCAAATGAACCAGTGATACCCTTTAGGCTGTTTGCTAATGCTTCGGCAGCAGATGAAACTTGTTTGAACGAGTTTATTACTTCACTAGCATCACCGTTAATCTCGATGGTGACAGAACCATCGGCCATTTACATCACCACCTTAATCACCTTTCCCCTTCTGTTTGACGTATTCCTCTGCCTCCTGGTATCTCCTGTTGATTTGCGCCAACAATTCGGCGTCGCGTTCTTCCACCGTCATGTGCTTTTTGCGGTCTACGGTATCCTTGATAGCGTAGATTTCGCGCATTTTCTTGAAATGCTTGCGGCGCGTCCGGTCCAGCTTGTTTAAGTCCGCCGTTCGGTACATAATCCGTTGCATAAAATTGCTTTCATGCGGCAGGTTGAACAGCAGGCGGCGAAACTCCCACCAATGTAAGTCTGCCTTGGTAAGGTCGATATTGTAGTAAGTAAGGAAGGAGGAAGAGATAGCTTCGGCATCTTGCTCAAAGTCGTATACTCTCCCTCCCTTCTTCTTATCCCCTTGTTTTGTTTCTCCGTCGGCCTGATTGTATCCACGGAAAAAGCCAAGCATGGCATCAACAGCGGCCTTAACATCGGCAGGGACAGAGCCTCGGTAGAAAAGGGATAAAAGACCGGCAACGTCCGGTTTTTCTTCCTTCAATACCTCTAGCTCTATCGCCACTCCGACGCGGAAGCTTGGGTCTATTGGTACCCGCTTCCCGTTGACTTCAACATGATCCGGTAGCGCCCGAAACGGGTTAGTTCGCATCGGACTTGCGCAGCTTCACCCGCTCGGCAGCTTCTGCGCGGCGTCGTGCCCGTTCCTCTGCGCGTCTCTGCTCCCGGTTGGTGGGGGTGGCGACAGCGCCGGGCACGGGAAGTCCGTTCGCGATATCCTTGATGGAAACCATCTCTTCCGCCACACGGCGGACGAAATCGCCGTATGCAAACACGATAGCTTTCAGGTTGCTTCTGGGGCCGAAGCACTTGTCAGAGGTACCCTCTCCGATAATGGTATCAAAGAAGTCCCGAACCAGTTCACACATGCCCTTCATGTAGGCGGTGGCGTTCTTGGGCAGTGCTTCGGTTTCCTTCTGCACACGTTCCAGCTCATTGATAAACAACTCCATGTTTACCGTGTCGAAAGTGTCATACTCCACGGCAACGCCGTTGATGTTATAGATATCCATGCTTAATCCTCCTTATATTCGGTCACACGTCGGCGGAATAGGTGTACTCTGTGGGGGCGGCAGTTGCCATGATATCCACATCAATCTCAGCGGAAGCGCCTGCCTCGCCGGAACCGTCCGAGTTCACGATAACGGCAGCGGTTCCCTTTTCGCCCTTGCCAGTCAGCAGAGAGAAATAGACGTAGGGCACGATAACGGCCTGGCCAGTGCCAAACTTGATAGCGTGAGACAGGGCGTAGTCCTGGAAATCATCGCCAAACATACGATCACCGGTGACGTTGAAGGTGCGCTGAGTGGCGGTCTTGGTGGTCACTTTGCCGTTGCGGATGTATGTCTTGTCCTCGCTCTCCGGGTTCAGCTGGGAATCAACGTTAGTGATGCCGCCCTGGACAACCACATAGTCACCGATTTTGCCAGTGGGAGAAGAGGCAATATCAACGGCCAGGACAAAATCGTCGGCAGTGGCAACGCCGGAATAGGAAGGAGACGGCTCCTTGCCCGTCATAAGGGTAGAAAGTTTCATTTTTTCATTTCCCCTTTCAGTTGGAAAAATAGTCCATAGTCATCAAAATTTGATGATCTTCGGTGTTATCGTCGTACCGGGCGAACATTGCCGCCCTGGTGTTGCAGGTAATTTTAGTTGCCTGTTTCCCATCCCCCAGATAAGGCAACGGGCGGCGGGATACGGCCCAGTCACCAATAGCATCCAGGATTTCATCGGCTTTCAACCGGTCGTTGTTGCTGGACGGTTGCAGGCGATAGATGATTTTGAATTGATACTGCCCCTGATACGCCCCGCGAACGTATTCCTTGGTTTTGTAGGCCCCTTGGATGGTAGAAAGTGCCATACCAGGCTGATCGGAAGGAAGATACTCGAAGGCGATATTGGCAGGCTTATCTTCGTACTGATTCAGCCAAACCAGCAGTTTCCTGGAAATCTGGTCGGTTTCCGCCCTGGATACCATGCGTAATGGTTTATCATCCATTCAATATCGCCTCCTTGTACTTCTTTACCCAGTTCGGCAGATTCATAGCCTTGGAAGCATCGAACCAATGGCTTTGTGCCTGTCCGTGCATCGCTTTGGTGAATACCAAGCTCTTGCCGTTTGCCACTTTAGTAGCTCCCGGCCTAGCCCACGGGCTACCGGTATCCGGGTCAACCAATACCTTACCTTCCCATAGAAAACGGGCATACGGGCCAGGGTATACGATGGTATCTCCCTGTACCCTAGCTCGTCCCGCAAGGGAACCTGTAAGGGCTGGAACAAACTGGTCGGTGTCTTTCATGGCTTCGTTTGCCAAGACCTCCTTGGCCCTGTCTGCACGCTGAGCGAACTTGGCGGCATCAATTTTTACATCAACCTTAACGCTAATCATCAACGCCCACCTACTTCAAAATGTCTCATCTCATCCGAACCAAAGTCCTTCTCATCTACCGAATTGATTCTGTATACATCGTCATGTGTGCGGTTAATCCACTGGAAATCCTTCTCAGGTTCGATTACATCACCCTTGACGATGAATGTAGAAACGTCGGTAGGCGGTGCAGAATCCAGCGTCCACAGGCCGCTTTTATCGGCGGCGGCGTGATATTCCTTTGGGGATACATACCGTTTGATTTCAGCGGTCTGCCCGTCGTAGGCTTTCACGCTGAACGGGATGTATACCGTCACCGCGTCGGCGTTTTCCATGCCGGAAGAACGGACGTTGGCGGCCTTGGCAGCATCCAGCAAAACTCCCTCTAGCACCGTGATATTAGTCACTTGCTCGAATGTTACCTGATCCTCAGTGATGATATACAGGGTGATGGTATGCGGAAACATCGTCACCAGCAATCACCCCGCTTTGCCATCGGGTAGCCGGTAGCCTGCAAAAAACCGGTGCCTTGCAGGTAAATTAACAACGCGCTTTTTTTGCGTGCTGTTAGCAGCTGCAGGTCTGCTGCGCTCAGAGTTTTGGTGCCGTAACTCCGGGACCATCCCCCCACCGATTCACTAGAGATGGAACCGGTGGAGGAAAAGGTCAGGGCGTTCAGCCTGTTTTCATCCTGGAAAATTTCGGCCAGTTCGCAGGTAGCCATTTGCACCGCCGTTAAATCATCACCAGTTGCCGACATAGCTTTCCCACTAGTGGCTGCGTTGATGTAGGCAGTAGCACGGGTAGCAAGGCCGTTGAAATCAGCTTCTTCAATGGCGTTGCCGCCGTATTCGTTCCTGTAAAACTCATAGGTTGCGTAAGCCATTGGTTAGCTCCTTTCTCAGGCTACCTTGATAACGTAAGTCTCGTCCATGCGCTCGAAGGAGGGCAGGACGATTTCGGAAACCGTGGTCTTGGTGTTCACGGGGTCAGAGGTGGTGGTCACCGCAACGGCAATGCCGGTATCAACCAAGGACACATCAGCATCGGCCTTGCCCATCAGAGTGCGCTCTTCGGGGGTGGTGCCATACCAGGTAGAACCCAGTGCGCCCTCCGGTAGCAGAGTAACCATGTCATCAGGGTAGAACTTATGAGCAGTTCCAGCCTCATCCTTGTACTGCTTGGAGTACACGATGATGGTCACACCAAGCTCGTTCTGGAACAGCTCATTCACTCGCGCATCGGTCATAAACACGTTGGCGGTGATGTTCTGGGCCAGAACGGCGGACTTGATCTTAGCATTGGCTTTCAGGTAGCCCATGGTCTTCTTGCTGCACAGCATGATGGTGGGCCGGGTGCCGGTGTTGGATTCGACGGAATCCAGGGCGTCCTGAATGTCGCTCATGGGGTCGGCGGTGTCGGTAGCGCTCCACTTCTTGGTAGTGGTGGTGATAGCGTTGTAGTTGTTGGTCTTGTAACTGCCGTCGGTGTCGTAGTTGTAGGAATACTGCACACCACCAGCTTCCAGGACGATTCTAGGGGAACCATCGGTAACAGGGGCCAGCAGCTGCATACGCATACGCTCAGCCACGACGCGGGCACCCTCAACCAGGGTGGAAGCATCGTCATAGATGGAGGACAGGACAGAGGCCAGGTAGGGGTCATTGCCGTCGATGATACGCATGATCTCCTGCTCATCCTCTTCCTTCACCAGCATGGACTCACGGAAAAAGGCCATCTGGGTCTCATCGACCTTGATACCCTCGCGGCTACGCAGGGTAGACTTGGCGTCGAAGTTGGAGGGGGCCAGAGAAACGGGCAGGCCCTTGTGGGACTTGATCCACTTCAAATCCAGGCCCATCTTCTTCTTAGCAGGGAAGAAACCCTCACCCAGGTAAGCCATGCGGTTATACGCAGCTTCGGTCTGCTGCACGGCAATAGCGGCAGCGCTGAAAACATCAGAAATGTTCATCTTTTATCCTCCTTCCTTACATGAATACGACGTTCTTCATAGCGGCCTTGGCGACAGCATCCACGGTAACACCGGAATGTGCCTGCGCCTTGGCGGTGTTGATGTAGCCGCCGATAACGATAGTGCCCTGGGGGCGATCCTCGTAAACATCCCACAGCAGGACGCCGACGGCGGTAGAAGTCTGACTACTGGATTCGCCGGAAGTCGCGGCTTTCTTGCCATCCGCCGCCATAGGAGTGCCAGCCTTGCAAACGCCGCTGGTAAATGCGGTAGAATCCAGAGTAAGGGCCTTGCCAACATACTCGGAGTTGTACAGGATTTCCACATCCGAAGGTGCAGAAACCTCAGAGTATTTCATGGTACCCAGTGCCATATTTTTCACTCTCCCTTATATTGCGACAGTACGTCGCTGTACGTTTTGCTGTTCTGCGCGGTAGCCGCACCGATGCTCTTTGCAAGGGCGATACCGATATTTTCGGTGCCGTTATCCTTACCACCCGTGCCGACAGGTCGGCCAAAAGAAGGGGTTGGTTTGTCAGGTGCAAAAGCGCCTGGGTCGGCTTCACGCTGTTCTTTCAGGAAATCGTCGAAACCTTCCAGTGCGCCGTCTTTCAGGGTCAGGCCCTTGGCTTTCAGTTCGTCCCTGAACGCCCTCTCAGCTCCCTTGGACGAAAACTTGACGTTTGCGCCGGTGATAGCAGCAGAAGCAGCAGCGGAATAGTCCCGTTCCGCGATCTGTGCCTTGTAGGCTTCTGTGTCTTTGTCATACTTGGCTTTCAGTTCATCCATCTGAGCCTTGATCTCATCGGCAGAACCAACGTTCTTTTTCAGCTCTTCCAGATCCTTGTCTCGGTCGGCAAGCTGGGTCTTCAGGTTCTCGGCGTCCGCCTTGGCAGCTTCAGCCTTACCCTTCTCCCGCTCGATATCCTTGCCATTCTCAGCAAGAACCTTGTCGATGATCTCATCCTCTAAGCCGAGTTCTTTCAGATATTCGCGTTTCATTGTTCTCTCCCACGACTACGCTTATTTACGCGGGTTGCATCCGCTGTCGCCCGTAGTTTTACGACGTCGGGGCGGTCAAAGATAAAAAAATAAGCCAAAAACCAACGTTTTAGTTGATTCTTGGCTCAAAGGCTCAGGTTATTTGGGTTTTATTTGCTTTACTTTGCTTCTTTTTGCTTACGTTTGCTTTTTATTTGCTTACGCTTGCTTAATTTTGGTTTCGTTTGGTTATCCGGCCCATTTGATTTCACCGTACCAATCGCAACGTTTACCGTTGTTTTTGCCGGTGCATTTCACCAGGACGCCACAGGCTCCCGGCTTTACCGGGTGAATCTTCTTCCCACATTCGGGGCAACAGAACCAGGTTTGTCCGTTGATGGTTTTAATCATCGTCCTCTTCCTCTTCGTCCTCTGGCTCTGGGCCGTTAAAGTAGATATTGAAAAATTCATTCACGGCAACCATTTCGTTTGCGCTTTTCCCATCAAATTCCACGGTTGCAGCGCGAATAGCATCATACGTTTTCTCACACACGGTAATCTTCAATATACCACCTTCGTCCTTTCACGCTGTAACGGCAGGTTGGCCGCTTCGCTGAATAGCCTGTATTCACGGTTCAGCAAGCGAATCTTCGCTTTTGCCGCCGTTGCGTCCTTGGCGGCTTCTTCTGTTCCAAGAGCTTCCATTGCTATCTGAATACGTTTTTGTTTTCGTATTGATCGTTCTATTTCTCTTTGCTTTTGGGATGCTTGGTATTGATCGTAGGTTTTTCCTTGGTATTCAAATGGCGGTTGGTCCATTTCCTTAAGTTGTTTTTCTGTGTAAGTTCTGGTCGAAACACCTTCAATATATGGGTAAAAATGGTGCCTACAATTAGCTAAGCTCCCCCGATTCCTGTTACATCGCCATATCCACACGATTTAACGAAATCGGGGTATTTTCCTTCTCCCACTTTGCCACCTCCTTCACTTTAGATAAATCCCAATTGTTCATTTGAAGTTTTTTCCAAAGTGTGGTTTGATTAACACCAAGAATATCAGCCCACTCAGAAATTGTATGCGATACACCCATATATTTGATTGTGTGGTTACTTCTTCTGTTGTTAGCTTGCTGTTTCATGGTCGCCCATCTACAATTAGAAGGCTCGTAATTTCCATTTACGTCAATCCGATCTATTGTAAGCGTTTCTGAATAGCCGTTTTTATAAGCCCATTCTCTGAATACAGAAAAATCATGCCATTCATCGCAAACAGAAATCCCGCGGCCCCCATAATCTTTGTAGCTCTGTTGGAACTCGCCGTAACACCTTCTGTGCATTTGTCTCCAAATTTCGTAAAGTCGCGTCCCAAATCCGTTGTGTTTCGTGTTCATTTTTGTGACACGTTCTGATATGTAACAACCACAGCTTAGTTGTTTTCCACTTCGTAATAGGCTTCCTTCTACTTCGCAAAATTTGCCACATTCACATTTGCACAGCCATATATAATTTCCAGATTTTCTTCTTCCGATTGGTTTTATTGCGGTAAGCCTGTTGTATTTTTTACCACTTATATCAATCATTCTTGCCATATTACTGCCTTTCGTAATTGCCTTGTTTTTTGAACAAGCGGAAGATGGTAAGGCAGTCCACTTTTCGCCCCGTCGAGCTATCCGCTTGTATCAAACTTATTTATTCCATTGGAAAACTTTTCCTTGCCACAGAGTATGTGCTTCCCAGCCATTCGGACCGTTTACATTTCTTGCGCCGCCATGGGCGGACACTTCGACTAGGTTAGTGTCCAATCGCTCCATGCTCTGCTCTGCATAGCGCTGGCAGGTTTGATTCACCCCAGTCATCACAGCACGTCGAGCGGCTACATCTGCCTGATCGTAGTGTACCCGCCCGTTGGATTCGTAACGGATAGACGTTAGGCCACCGGCGGCAAGCTGCTTCGTGGCGTGGGCTATCGCTTCGTTGTAGCTGATAGTCCCGGACATAACTTCTGTTTCTGCCATATCCAGCGCCCATTGATAGGCTTTCTTGGGTTCCAGCCACTTAACGACTTTGCCGTTGCGTCGGACTGCAAACCCCATTGATTGAGTTAGGTTTCGCAGTTCGTCCTTGGTCTGCCGTCGAATAGCTTCCACATCCACATCATCAACAATGTGGCGTGGGGCGGTAATCTCTGCCGCCGTTGCTAATGTACCGTAGTATTTGCGGTTGCGCTCTACTACGCCATCCATGATAGCATCTACCTTGTCCAGGCTGGTTTGCGTAGTCTCCGCAATGGCTGTTGTGATTTCGTCCAGTGTTATCCCGTGGGCACGCAGTTCCCGGATATCCTCAACTGTCACCTGATTCAGATCGTCAGATACCACCAGCCGCCAACAAATCTCTTGTAGCAGCCTATCTTCCAGGCCCCGGAATAGCTCGGCGATAGGCTCAGGCAGGGCATCCAGGACGGCAGGAGAAAACGGGTACTTCATTATTCAAGTTCCCCTTGCGGTTCATCGACCATTTCCTCCATCCCCGGCAGCATAGCTTTGGCAGTCTCTTCATCCTCGCCGAAATGCTTCTGCCGGAACTCATAAGCGTTAAGGATACCAGCCGAAACTAGTTGCAGGTCAGCCGCCATTTCTGCGCGGTTGCTCTCGGGATCATCGAGTACACCATCGCCGAAACTGAGATGCAGCTCATAGTCCCCCTGAGGGGCCAGGGCGTACAGCGTGGCGTATACATCCATCGCATATACCAGATCGTCTAGGGCATCCCCAAACGCCTGCTGAATATGGCTCTCTGTAATATACTGTCTCTGCTTGCTGGCCAGGATTTCCGTCGATGTTTTTTCAACGCTGGACGGGTCTGAAATCGTTCCATAGGCTAGGCCTGTCTGGAATTCGATTTGTTTCAGGATGTTTTGAAAGCCCCTGTAAATGGCATCATCCCGGAAAGCCGGAGAGAATTCCTTGAAAAAGTCCCCATCCTGGGACATAAACGGCCCGAACTCATAGAGCCGGTTTCGCCCGAAATCACGGGCGTTCCCGCTGGTGTATTCCGCAAAAATCTTGCGCTCACCGCTTTTGAACTCCCACCACAATCTATCCCACTGTTCATCTGCATCCTTTACTAGGCCGACGATAGAACCGCCGTACACAGATACACCCAGGCGGCTATCAGTGTCGATGTTGTTTGCAACAGGCGGGGTGAAAAAGGCAAACAGTGGACGTTCTACTCCGTCGAGCGTGGTTTCATCGTCCAAGGTTGCCCAGGCAGGGACCGTATCGAGCGGCACTTCCTCTCCCACTGTTCCGTATTGGTTGGATTTGTGAGCCTTGTTCCGCACAACGTAGGCCGTGCGCTCTCCATCTCTCACAAACTCATGGCTTTCCAGGCGAACGTACCATTTACCGGCTAGTTGCACCCGTTCGCGGAATACGCCACCGGTGCATTTGCCAGCTTCGTCGAAGTTAGTAGGCTGAAATGCCATGATACTAGAAGCATCGACTTTTAATGTGCCGTTGTACACATAAGGCCGAAGGGCCAGCCCGCCAAGAGCAAGCCCCATCTCCAAGTTTTTCTCAAAGCTCCGGGCGGCATCCTGGAAACACGCATCCAGGAAATCAGCCCGTGCCCCGCCGGTAACTGTTCCGCTGAACTCAACCAGCGCAGGCCGTGCCATTTCACGGGCGATAGCAGCAGGCAGGCCGAGCGGGATAATGTCGCGCTTGGCCCAGGGCGGTTCGTTGATGTACATGGAATACCACAGGTTGATATTCTGTTGCATCGTGGTACCAACCGCCGTATCTACGCCGAAATCTTTTTTAGCGGCAGCGGTGGGAAACAGCCAGTTTTTCAAGTTTCGGAACGTTCTAGCAAAAAAACTCTCCATTTAGCGCACCTCCCGCCGCATTATTGTGTATACGAAATATCGTATCATATCCATCGCATGGTCCGATTCTTTAACTACCGCATCAGTTTCCTTTTTTTCATCCCAGCAGTAGGAACCGAATTCATCAAACGTGTTTTCGCAGCTGGCATCGAACAGGATTCTACCAGCTAATAGCAGGCTACCAGTAAGGCGGATACCATCTAACACT